CCTCCGCCGTTCTGCCGGTGGATCCGTGCCATCCCTGTATCCATGAGGCCCGGCCGTGAACCTGTTCAAGGCCATCGGCCGCCAGCTCATGCGGCTGGGCAACTCCATCTCCGGGGACCTCACCTGGAAGGAGATGGAGAAATACTTCATCGAGGGCGGCGACGTGGGAACCAGCGCCACCGGGGTCCGGGTCACGGCCGACACGGCCATGCGGGTGGCCGCGGTGTGGGGCTGCGTGCGGCTCATCTCGGCGGCCATCGCCACCTGTCCAGTGCGCGTGTACCGCGGGGACCGATACGGGAAGCGGGAGCTGCCCAAGCAGCGGCACCCCCTGGCCTCGGTGCTCCGGGATGTGCCCAATCCGCACATGACCGCGGCTTGTTTCTGGCGGGCCGGGTTGCAGCACAAGCTCCTGGCCGGGGACTTCCTGGCCCACATCCGCCGGGACTCCGCGCAGCGGCCCGTAGGGCTCATGCTCCTGAACCCGGCCAAAGTGGCCACCTACCAGGCGCATGAGGTGGGACGTGCCGACCGCGAGCCCGAGGAGTTGTTCTACCGGGTCAACTGGGACGACGGGTCCTGGTCCTGGGTGGACGCCGCGGACATGATCCATGTCCCCAACCTGGGCTGGAACGGCAAGCGCGGCATGAGCACCGTGGCCTACGGCGCCCAGGCCATGGGCCTGGCCCTGGCCGCGGAGGAGTCGTCCGCCCGGTTCTTCTCCAATGGGATGCAGGCCCACGTTGTCCTCCAGTATCCCAAGATAGTTGGAAAAGAGACCGCGAAAGACCTTCGGGAGCAGTACGCAGCGAAGCACGCCGGTGTGAACCGGGCGGGCACGCCGTTCATTTTGACCGAGGGCGGCGAGGTCAAGCAGGTTTCGCTCTCGGCCGTGGACGCGCAACTCCTGGAGTCGCGCCAGTTCTCGGTGACGGACATCTGCCGCTTCTTCGGTGTCCCGCCCGTGATGATCGGGGAGAGCGACAAGACCACCTCCTGGGGCTCCGGGGTGGAGCAGATGAACCGGTGGCTGCGGACATACGTGTTGAACGACCACTTTATGGCTATCGAGCAGGAGATGGACCGTAAGCTCTTCGGGTCCAGCGGCTACTTTGCCGAGTTTGACGAGGCCGAGATGCTGCGCGGCGACACCACCGCGCGGGCGAACTACTACAAGGCCGCTCTGGGCTCGCTCCAGACCCCGGCCTGGATGACCCCGAACGAGGCCAGGGCCGCAGAGGGCTTCGGGCCGGTGGAGGGAGGGGACGAACTTTTGCGGCCGGTGGAGAAGCTGGCCGAGCCCGCGCCGGGCACGGAGGAACCGAAGTGATGAAGAACCGACTCGTGCAGCTTTTCAAGGACAACGCCCGGCCCGGCTCGGCGGCCTTCCGGGCCGCGGTCAAGGACGACGAGGCCACCATCTACGTCTACGACGCCATTGGTGGCTGGTGGGGCGGGGTGGACGCGCAGGAGTTCGTGAAGGAGCTGGCCGGCATCAAGGCCGGCACCATCCATCTGCGCATCAACAGCCCCGGGGGCGACGTGTTCGACGCCCGGGCCATGCAGACCGCACTTCGCCAGCACAAGGCCAAGGTCATCGCGCACATCGACGGCCTGGCCGCCAGTGCGGCCACCTTCCTGGCGATGGGCGCGGACGAGATCGAGATGGCCGAGGGCGGGTTCTTCATGATCCACAACGCCTGGGGCTTCACCATCGGCAACGTGAACGATCACCTGGAAGCCGCGGCGATGCTGGAGAAGGTGGACGGCACCATTCGGGCCGACTACTCGCGCAAGACCGGCAAGCCGGACGACGAGGTGCGGGCGCTCATGGACGCCGAGACCTGGATGACCGCGGCCGAGGCCAAGGAGGCCGGGTTCGTGGACCGGGTGTACGAGGCCGCGGCCCCGGAGGACAAGTTCAACCTGTCGGCCTACGACAAGGCCCCGGCCGCGCTGCTGGCGGTCCCGGAGCCGGTCGTGGACGACAGCGCCGTGTTGGCCCGGCTGCGGGCCGCCACGGACAAGCGGATGCAGTTGGTAGGCGAGGCGTAGCGGTCTCCCGCAAGCGCCTGTTTCATAAACCATGGCAAAACAAGGAGTTTACGCCATGAGCATTCTCATCAAACTGCGGGAGCAGCGCAACGCAAAGGCGCAGGAAGCCCGCAAGCTGCGTGACGACAACCCCGGGGCGATGACCCCGGAGCTGGAAGCGCAGTGCAACACCCTCCTCGACGAGGTGGACAGCTTCGACCGGCAGATCGAGATCGAGATGCGCCTGACCGCGGCCATGGGCCAGCCGGCCGACATCCCGGGCGGCCAGGTCCAGGTCGTCGGCCCCAACGGCGCCGACGGCAAGTGCTACCGCAACCTGGGCGAACAGCTTCTCGACGTGCGCGCGGCCACCCCGCGTGAAGGCGCCCCCGGCAATTCCAGCGCCATCGAGCGCCTGCACAACGCCGCGGCCGGCGGGGCCGGGACGGCGGTGGGCAGCGATGGCGGGTTCCTGGTGCAGTCCGACTTCATCACCTCCCTGCTGGGCCTCATGCACGACGCCGCGCCCCTGGCCGGCATGTGCCGCCACATCCCCATCGGCCCCAACTCCAATCGGCTGGAAGCGCCCGTTGTGGACGAAACCAGCCGGGCCACCGGCTCCCGGTGGGGCGGCGTCCAGGTCTACCGGACCCACGAGGCCGGCACCGTCACCGCCAAGAAGCCCAAGTTCGCCAAGCTCGCCCTGGACCTGGAGAAGACCATGGGCCTGGTGTACGTGACCGAGGAGGGTCTGCGCGACGCCGTGTCCCTCTCGGCCATCATCCAGCAGGGCTTCGCGGAGGAGTTCAGCTTCAAGCTGGCGGACGAGATCGTGCGCGGGACCGGCGTGGGCGAGCCCCTGGGCGTCCTGAACAGCGCCGCGCTGATCTCGGTGGCCAAGGAGAACGGCCAGACCGCCGAGACCATCATCTTCGAGAACATCCTGAAGATGTGGAGCCGCATGTACGCGCGCTCCCGGGCCAACTCCTACTGGATCATCAACCAGGAGTGCGAGCCCCAGCTCTACTCCATGCACATGGCCGTGGGCACCGGCGGCGTGCCGGTCTACATGCCGGCCAACGGCATCTCCGGCTCCCCCTACGCCACCCTCATGGGCCGGCCGGTCATGCCCATCGAGCAGGCGTCCGCCCTGGGCGACCTGGGCGACATCATGCTCGTGGACATGAGCCAGTACCTCATCATCGAGAAGGGCGGGCTCCAGTCCGACGAGTCGATCCACGTCCAGTTTCTCTACGACGAGACCGCCTACCGCTTCATCACCCGCAACAACGGAATGCCGCTGTGGCGCACCGCCCTGACCCCCTACAAGGGGGCCAACGCCCTGTCGCCCTTCGTGGCCCTGGCCGCGCGGTAGGAGGACACCGCCATGAAACTCACCCTTCCCCAGGACATGAAGATGGTCGTTGCCGCGGCCCCGCAGACCACCAATGCGGCCGTCACCGGCGACTACATCAGCCTGAAGAACTGCTCCGGCCGCATGTGGGTGCTGCTCTCCTTCACCCAGGCCGTGGCCCACGCCACCGCGATCACCCTGGAGCAGGCCACCGATGTGGCCGGCACCGGGTCCACCGCCATCACCAATGCCGTGCCCATCTGGTCCAACGTGGACGTGGCGGCCGGCGACACCATGACCCAGCGCACCGCGGCCGTGTCCTACACCCTGCCGGCCACCACCAAGAACATGCTGGTGTGCTTCCAGGTGGACGCGGGCACCCTGGACGAGGGCTACGACTGCATCACGGTCAAGACCGCGGCCTCCAGCCAGGCTTCCGACTTCGTGTCGGCCGTCTACCTGATCGACAACAAGTACGGGGGCGACTCCGCGCCCACGTTCATCACGGACTAGGAGCCGGTCATGCTGGTCACGCTCAAGCAGGAGTGGATGGACCGCCCTGTCGGGTCCACGGTGGTCTTGAACGAGCCGCGGGCCTGGGCGCTGATCGAGGCCGGGATCGCGGAACGGCCCGCCGATGCCGCGCCGGCCAAGCCGGAGTCCAAGGAAGACGACCTGACCGAGGCCCTGGGCATTCCCGAAGCCGCGCCCGTGCGCAAGCCCGGCCGGCCGCGCAGCAAGTAATGAATCGGGGGCCGGCCGCAGCCGGCCCCCACAACCAAGAGGTCCAGACCATGAAACGCACCGCCGCCTTCATGCTCCTGGTGCTGGCCCTGCTGGCCCTGCCGATCATGGCCTGGGCCGGGGCCGCCGCGAGCAAGTACAACTGGCAGAATACCGGCCATCTCATGTTCTACGATGGCTCCACCTACGAGACCCATTTCGGTACGTTCCCCATCGCCTGGGGCGACGACATGGAGGGCCTCTCGGCTACCAGCAACTCCACCACGTTCACCGGGACGCTGTGGGCCGCAGTGCTGACCCAGCACGCCAAGATGGCTCGGCTTGCCGCTGACCCCGGATACTGGGAGCTGGACACGAGCACCACGGGGGGTGCGCAGAATGCGTTGCTCTACTGGGGTGACGAGAAGCGCGTCTACCCGGACATGGGCGCCGTCTATGAGGTCCGTGCGAAGATGCCCGCTTTGACCACGGCCGTGAACGGCACGGGCGCGTGGTGGGGGCTGGGCGGCTCCTGGGCCGGAGGGTCCATCACGGCCAGTGCCTTCGTGGGATTCACGTACAACGCCACCGACGGGCTCAAGTTCCGCAACTGGAACAGCACCGACCAGCTGAACAGCACGGTCAGCGCGGCCAGCATTACCGCGGATACCTGGGCCATCTTCCGCACGGACTTCACGGACCTGTCCAACGTGCGGGCCTTCATGAACGGCGTGGAGGTGACGGATGGGGCGCAGTCCTGGTCGTACACCGGGGACCTACAGCCCACCTTCTACGTGAACGCCACGACCACCGGCAGCTCGGCCAAGCTGGACGTGGACTACGTGCGGTTCTGGCAAAACCGAGAATAGCAACCGGGCGGGGGCCGGGCCGCCGGCCCCCTTCTGGAGGACAACGACATGAAGCGACTTCTCTTCCTCCTGGCCCTGCTCCTGGTGCTGGCCGCCCCGGGCC